AGCAGGTATTTCTCCTGAGTTTATTATACTACTTTGTTTTTGCAAACAAATCAAGGGGTGGCATGATTACTCTAACATCTCTTCGCACATCCTCCTCTGGGATATTAGCCGCTTTCAAAGCTGCTTCATCCTTATATTTCTCCCCAGTTTTCTTGTTAGAAATAGTTGTTATTACTTCTTTGGGTTCTAGTACTTGCATTATGTTGTTACCTCTTTTTTAATGTTTAGATAGCTGACACCAAAATCAAATGAGTCTGCGCTACCTGCTTTAATTGTAAGGGTTGTACCCCCTACTACTATTAACGGTTGGGTTAATAATTCCACTGTAGTGTTTGCCGTTAAAGCTGCTGTTTTAATAGCTGTAAAAGCATTATTAGTAACGGTTACACTGGGTGTTCCCGCAGAAGTAACGAGTATAGATTTAATAACATAGGTTTCACTAACTAAAGGATTACCTGCACCAAACGGATTAAGTTCCGCATCGGTAGTATCATTATCTATTCCTACAAAGTCGTATTGGTTTACTACTGCCATTATTCCATAAAGAAGCTTCTAGCTTCTATCTCCTGTTTTAATTCTTCTTGAAAGGTAGTGTTTAATTTCTCCAGAACAGCATCTAAATCTCTTACTAAAGATTGTGCCACGTCTACTTCATATTCATTGCTTGCTCTAGTTAATGATTGTACTATCTTAGCCATTACCTTCTTCCTCCTGCATGTACATCTAACCTAAAAGTTCCCAGTTTCCAATTAGAATCTATTGCAGTGTTGGATATTTTTACTGCAACCGATCTGCCTCGTGCCCTGCACGATTGATAGTTAGTGGCTGAAGTAATAGTAAAAGGTCCTAGGGTAGAGCTTGCTGCGGTTTGATTAGGAAAATTTCTTAAGTCTAATTCAACGATTGTATTTCCAGATTGAGTTATAAAATCGGGTAAAAATCTGCTCACTCTCATTATAAATTCTCCATCTCCTCTAAAAGTAATTCCTTGTTTTTTGTCCTGAGTAATATCAAAATCTCCAGACAAAATATTGGCTGGAACAGCATAGGTAGTTCCACCCTTAACATAATTCACTCCTTTTTCATGTTCATAGTAAGTTGAAATTCCATCTGTATTTCCTACAGTATCACAGGTATCGGTCCCTGCATCATATGATGTAGCATGAGGTAAACCAAAGATAGCTGAATCTATCCAAGTACTTCTTGGAAAAATTGAACTAGCGTTTGTAAACCAAATAGGTCTAGATGGGGTTGAATCTAAATAACTATAAATGACACATCTATTAACCACGTTAGAATCAGAGGTTGGATAAAACCACATTACCTCTCCAAACAAGTTATTAATTCCACAATAAATAAATTGATTTGAAGTTGTATTGAGATCATCGTAAACATAGTCTTCTACTAGGCAATCCATCGATTCTAGTTTACCGGTAAATCTAAAGAAACCATTATCAGACATCCAGTAGGCTGCACCATCTACTTCGACAGCTGCATTCTTTCCAATCAATCCACAGTTGGTACCCACTTGTTCATAAGCAAACGTAAAAGGAGTTCCTACAAATCTCATGGTGAATAATGAAGTATCGGTCCATACATAAATTGCATTTCTACCTAGTTTAGCTCCCATGATCCGTGAGCCGGCAGCCAGTCTTTGTGTGCCAGCGGTATTAATAGCTGTAGGTGTCCAGTCAGTTATATCCTCTTGAGAAGAGAATCTTAAAAACATATCATCTTGAGTACTTGTGTCTCCAATCGTGGTTTCAGTTCCAAATAAAACTAAGTGACGATCAGGAGTCGAGACTAACATATCTCTAGATGCTGTTGGTGCACCAGAAATAATTGTCGCTCTTGTAGTTGTAGCATTGGTTAAGTCTGAATCCCATTCAAAGACAGCTCCATTAAAAATTAAAGCTATAAGTGTAGATCCTAAATTGTCCAACGACCATAATCCTGGTTCAGCAACTTTATCAGTTGTAGCCGCAGCTTGACCCCATGCAGCATAGTCACTGTAATTAGTAACCGTTGCTCCATCAGAGTGAGCAGCTCTTGTTGTTCCTCGAGCAGCTCTACTTATTCCTGTTAGATCGCTTCCTGAAACTCCTGTATAAGAAATCTCTTCTGTGCCGACTTGAATATAATTTGTTCCTGTTGTTGGAAATCCTGTAACTGAATCTAAAGTAATGCTTGTTCCTGATCCTCCAGTTCCATAAACATTGTCTCCTAAGGCTCCATCTAAAGTTGTTGTTTGAGGATTGGTTACGCTACCACCAAACTGGGATATACCCCATCCATAAACTCCAACCTGTTCAGCTGGGCCTACTGGATAGTACCATTTAACAGATAGATCTCCATCAGTAGCGGTTGCGCTTGCAGTAGATCCCATTGTAATAGTAACTGAGGTAACGTCTACTACTTCAGTTATCATAAAACTTTTATTATCAAAATCAGAAGCAGAATAACCAGACCCTGTAGGAACGGTAACACTTTCAAGAAATAAAATATCTCCTGCTGTCATTCCTGCGGTAGAGGATAAGGTAATTGTAAGAATAGCAGACCCACTAGTAGAAGCTAGTTTGTCGGTTAAGGCTCCGAAGTCAGTTTTAATTGGGTGAATGTCATAATACACCCCGCCAGAATATGCATATAAAATTCGATTGGTTCCAATGATGGCATATTTAATACCTTCTTTGTTAACCATTTGATGAAGAGCCCGAGCTGATCCAGTTAAAGCTTTATCTCCTAACTGGGCCCATCCTCCTATTTTTTCAGGTGTGCCATATCTAAAGCGAACATTCTCGCCTCCTGTCCATTGTGCTTCAGCTCCTGTAGGGGTAATTTGTTTATTAAATCCTGGTAAAAAACCTATCTTTTGCAGCATAAAAATCCTAATTTATTTTAGGATATACTATATTTACACCATATACAACGGTTAAGAAATATTGAAATTAACAGCTACACTAATTCTTTCGCCCTTGCTTTTAAAACTATTTACAAAATGAGCTAGCCCAGATGGAAAGATAAAGAAATCACCTACTTCGGGTGTAAATGTCTTCATATTAATAAAATGTTTACTGGTTTGAGCATTTATGAAAAAGTTTATATCACCAGGTTTGGCTCCACTTGTTTCAAAATCATCTCTTTCTTTTTTTAAACCTTTGGGCATTTTTAAATAAAAAACAGCAGAAAACTCACAGAGAGTATGGGTATGAATTGGATTTGATTCACCAGCCTTCATGTAATTTACCCAAGCAGTATCTAGAGCCAGATCATTGCAGGGCTCTTTATACCAGTGTTTATAGGCGTGTTTATATAAGATTAAATATGGTTTTAAAAGTTTCTCTAATTTTTTTTTATCTTTTATTAAATATTCTTTTTTAATTAATCCAGCTAGATTTTTATTCCATTTTTCTTTTTCATCTGTTTCACATAAACTTAAAAAAACTTTTAAATCTTCTTTCATTAAAGAAGATTGAAATAATAAAGGTCCAGTATAGTAAAAATTATATGTAAATTCTTTTTTCATTTATTTAAAATTAGGTCCTTTTATAAATAAAATTAAATTTCTTCTTTCACCTTTAGTCACAGGGGTTACCTTATGTCTTGAATGTGGTTTAAAAAAAATCATGGAACCTCTTTCTTTCCACTCAGGTACTTTAATATCATTAGTCATTTGTAAGATCAAGTCTCCTCCTTCAAATGGTTTTTCAGAAAGATTTATGTTTAACGTAAGTTTAATATCTACATAAGGGTTGTTATCCATATCTACATGCCAATCATAACCTGCTTTTTCATCTCCTGAATATATATTATATAAACAATTGTCTTCGTCTCCATAAGGCCATAAATCAAAATTGTATGCTCTAAGGTTTGCATCATAAGCTTTGTCTACTAATTTAGAAATATATTCTTTTAATTGTCTATAAGGAATTACATAAGTTTTTACGTTTTTCTTTGGTCGACCATCGGGATGGCGTGCCTGTTGGTTTTTTTCTTCTTCGTGAGAATAATTTGACATTATTAACTTGTTTAAACGTTTTATTTCTTTCAAACTTAAAACATTTTTCCACAACCAATAAGGAGGATGATTAGCCATTTTTAATTTCTTTTACAAAAAAAATCAGGTAGACCTAAATGAGGTCTCCCATCAAACAATATTGATTTTTTATTTTTAATGTTATAGTGAAGAAAAACTTGAGAGCATTCTTCACCTTTAAGTTCTTCTCGCCAATGTTCTAAGACAGATCCTGAAAAAATGAGCATATCACCTGGCTTAAGGGTGACTTTAATTCCTTTTGTGGTGCCTGGTACATAACCTTTACCTGGAACTATCCTTCCTTTTTTAGGGTCTGGTTCTAAATAAATGTCCCAAGGATCTCCTCCTAAACACACCGTAGTAGAAACTTCACAAGCAAAACGATCCTTATGGCGATGAAGAATGTCTCCTTTTTTATAATTACGAGCATAAGAATAGGTAGGAGTTAGTTTTAAACCTGTTTCTTTTTCCATTAATGGTTGAAGTTTTAATAATAAAGTTTCCATAGCAATATCTGCATAGTGAGCGTAGGTATTAGGAATTTGAGTATCGGTCCATACACCAAAATAATTAGTAAATGGTGATATAGATTTAGTATCAAACAAAGTCTTTGCAACTTGTTTTTTCATTGAAAAATAATTATTGAGAAAAAAACAAAGGTCTTTTGATATTGCTTTGCGTACAACGGTAAAGTCCGGATATTTAAATTTCATTAGGTTCCTCCCTCTAGTTCAAAGAAAAAAAATGATACAATAATATATTTAAGATTACTTATTGGTGGTGCTCCCCCATGAGTATGAGTATAACCAGCTGGAAAAAATACTACTTTTCCTACTTCTGGTTTAACTTTTATGTCCTGATACGGCAATTCTGTTTCACCGCCATCTCTAACATCATTGAGATAAAATACAGATGCTAATATACGACCTTGATCTCCTATAAAATTCTTTTGTGCCTCATAATGCCAGTCTCTACTACTATAATGTTCTCCAATTTCAACTCTTCTCAACTTCCAAAATTTAGCTTTATGATATGGTGAATGAGTTAAAATTGGAAATTCTTCAACATATTTGTCATATGCTTTTTGTTGTGCTTTTATTATAGTAGAAAGTTCTTCTTGAAATTGATTGCGATGTTCTTGCAAGAATATATCATGTGTAACTCTACCTCTGTCATCCACATACTCCTCTTTAACCTTTTCAAATTTATCAATAAGGTGTGCACAAAAATCTTTAGATAAAACATTTTTATATGCTCTAACAAAATTCTCATTTGGTTTAACTGCTAAATCAAAACTTTTTATCATTTATTTAAAAGGTTGTCCTAAGTTCCATATAACTAAAGAATATCTTGTGCCGCTTGTTACAGGACATACTCTATGCCACATAAATGAAGGAAATACCACCAAGGAACCTTTGGGTGCTATTTCTTTACACTTTCTAATGTTTGGTTCTTTATCTGGGTCCCGGTTTCTAAAATCAAATTCTAGTCCTCCGCCTTCATATTCACTTGGATCTGATAAATGAAGTACTATTGTTAATTTTCTAATTTTTCCCATAGGTAGGCCTTTTCCCTCGTATGGTTTTTCCGAACTATCAGTGTGCCAACCATAATATTGACCTTTTCCATATTTTGTAAATTGACAGTGTTCACTTTGATCCCATTCAAAGTTCCAACCTGCATTTTCATTAGCTCTATGAACATAGGGAAGAAGTTCGTTATAAATCCATTGCTCACTCATCCATACAACATTGGAATCTCTCTTCTTCTTTATAGTTTTAAGTTCGTCCTTTGTTATAGGATTTTTTGTTAAATCTCTATTTAAGTTTAAGTCTCCAGTAAGAGCTTGTTCCTCTTTTCTTAATTTTCCATATCTAAGAATGTCATCACATATTCTATGTGGAACTGCACTTGAAAAATACCAATATTTATTATCTAGATTCATGACACCATTACGTACGTAGTTGTTAAAAATATATTAGTTTGAAAGGAAATATTTTCATTAATAAAAAATTTTAAATATGAAGGAAATAATAAAAAATGGTTATTCTTTATTTTAAATAAAGATAATTTTTCAATTCCTCTTTTATCCTTAGTTTCTATAATAACGGATGAATCTTTATCAACATCAACTCCATAAATCATAACATAATCAGGAGAGTCTTTTATATTTACCCGATCAATTGAATTTCTAAAAAAAGATTGTTGTTTTGGGTCAAACACATTTCCAAAAGATAGTCGGGGACTTATTGTAATTCTATGATCCAGATATATATTTTCACTTATGTACTCTCTTAATAAACTTAAAGTTTTTGAAGTAGGAACTTCATAATCAGAATATGCATAATGATAAGGATTATCACTTATAGTCTTGTGATGTAATTTAGAATTTAAAATTTCTGATTTAATTTGATATCTATCAATTTCATAATGTTTAGGCATTTTAACTTCGCCTTCAAACAAACAAGTTTCTGATAATATCTTTTTATTCATACCTTTATACTTTCTATCCTATATATTTTTTACATAAAATTCAATATAAACTAATCATATTTGATCTAGATCAATTTCGAACTAATAAGGATTTTGAGTTAGTTTATAATTTTGATTTTCCTCGTCCCAAATATAGTATTTTCCCTGATCTTTTTCTTCTTGAGTAAGTTCCGGAGCATCTCCTGTTGGAGATACCCATCTTTTTTCTGCAATATTTTTAGTCCAATTTGCAAAGGGCATTCGTGGCCAAAAAATTTGATTTGTAGGATCCCATTCCGATCCCATTAACATAGGATATTTTCCTTGACCATTATCCCAAATCCATTGATTAGCTGGCCAACCAGTAATATTTTCTAAAAAAGCTTGACCTAGGGATTCTTGTTTAACCCCGTCGCCGTCTAATAATTGTTTATCATCTACCTTTAATACAGATAATACTACATTAGCTTCGTTTAGTTTTCCAAAGGATGCCATGTTTATTTATATTTATACCTTATTATAACAACGCCTGAACCACCGGCATCAGAGACATTTGAAACGTCTCCTTTGCTTCCTCCACCGCTGTTTGCCGCACCAAAATCTGCCGGCGTGGGAGCAGGATTATAAGGATTACCTCCTCCTCCTCCAACTCCTCCGCTTGTAGGAGATTGACTAGGAGCACCACCTCCAGCATAATATTGATATGCTGGGTCTGGACCTGGAATTCCAGATGTTGCACTAATTTGTGTTGCAGCGCCCGCTCCACCAGATCCACCAGGGTGTCCAGCTCCAGCTACTGTAGCTCCGCCACCGCCCGCAGTATTTGTTCCGGGGCCTCCGTCAGTTCCTTCAGCAGGTGTATAACTTCCAGCGTTTCCGCTTCCAGCAGATGAAGAACCAGGTTCTCCTCCTCCGCCACCGCCGGATCCTCCTGGTTTTCCAGAAGTTGACGATCGGCCTCCACCGCCTCCTCCGCCTGAGGATGAGATAGTAGAAAAAGTAGATACGCTTCCTGGTTCACCTGCACAGCCGCAAGCAGGTGGGCTGTTGGTTTGACCGCCTCCCGCGCCAACTGTTATTGGGTAACTTGTTTCTGTAATTGGAATTGAAGTTGCACTAGCTAGAGGACTTGCAGTG